CTCCAGCAATAGCAGTAATCTTATTCCCAGATACACCACCAAATATGCTACCTGAAACCAGTGCGTTAAAAATGTACGAACCTGTGTCAACATAAGTTTCAGTTTCATCAATATCCGATGCGAGTTTAGTGAAGTCGTCACCAATCTCTTTTACAATATCTTTCAAAAAGTCCATCAAGCAACCATCCCGTATTGTTCACGAAGAATCTGTTTATAAGGTCCGCCAGGATTTTCCTCGCGGATTTCTTTAACAATTTTCAATTTTTGATAGAGAGAAGTATCTCCACCAAGGCGAAGAGCACTAACAATAGTGCTCAGTTCTTTATCATTGATAGGTAGATCCATTAATTCCAGCGTAGTGTTTTTAAGTATTCCAGAACGTTTTTTCTCACATCCATTAGCTCATGATAACACTTTTGATTATGAGCGCATTGGCGAAGTGCAGGGTCTGGTTTATGAACTGACTCAATAAAAATATCAAGTCCTCGATTCCATTTATCTTTTTTAGATTCCCCGTCATCGATAGTATATTGATCCTTCATAGGAAAAATGACTCCAACGTATTTGTTTTTTCCACACTCCACCCAATAGAATCGAGAATTGCTTTGAGTGGTTCTAGAAAAGCTTTCTCAAATTGTAAGTCATAATCAATATACTTGTCAAGATCTAACTCTTTAGGAAACTCTTGAATAAATGAAATGATGTTCTCATGAATAATATTTGGTTTTTTCAAGTAACAAAATTTAATTTTTTCTCCATTCTGGATAAGAGAGTATTTGTTAGTGAGTTTCTTTTGTTTAATATAATGATTGAACAAAAGAGCACCCCGTATATGTATGGGAGTTCCTTTAGTATAAATGTCAGAAGAAGACCGATACTTGACAACATCAGATGCTGAACGTGGAAATGAGATTTGCTCTGGAGGAAGTGTTTTAAATTTTTTCCGTGCATTCTCGATGAAGTCAATAACTTCATCTTCTGTTCCACTCATCATAAGTTTCAAAGCATCTTTAATCATCGTCCTACAAGGAGCAGGAGTAGAAGATTTAACAGCTTCAATACCCATCATCTTCAATTTGGGTTCTGTGTATTGAACACCTTCACTATTCCATACGTTAAGAATATACCTCTTCTTTGCAGTCCAGATACCACGGTCAGCGATATTCTCCCGCTTCATACTCATCTTTTGTTCATATGCCGATACATAGTCCGCAAGTTTCTGGTAAGATTGTTCAATGAACGGTTCAAACTTATCTTGACAGATCTTATCAAGAATCTTGACGATTGACTCTTTATCGTCAGACTTAGAAGCAAAAAATTTATCAACAAGAGGTCCAAGATTAAGATAAATCGAATCAGTATCTGATGCGACAACATAATCCTCCCCCTCTGTTTTTAAAAGAGTATTTAGATATTCATTCATTTTACCTTCGATCCAGCGGATAGAGACTTGCCCAGAAAGTGTAATTGCTTCTGCATTCGCAAGTTTGTAATATCTAAAATACTGGTTACCGATAGCGCCATAAGCAGAGTTGAGAGAAATCTTCTTAGCCATTTGGATGTTGTTGCATCTAGCAATTTCTTTCTCCAATTCTTTAGTAGGCGTTTTCTGATACTGCTGTTTAGCAGCAAGCATTTTCTTCTTAAAGATTACACGGTCTCCATACATCTTCTCCATCAACTCTGGAAGGAATCCACGAACATCCTTACGGAACATAGCACCGTTAGCACACACGGCGTTGTCCTTATACATCTCAAAGTTTATCTCCTCATTAAGTATTCGATCAACCGTAGCTGTTGGGTGCCTCTCCTCCAGGAGCGTCTCTGGAGAGATGTTGTACTGCATAATAAGGTGAGGGTACAGACTATTAAGGTCAAAAGACACAACCCAGTCATACTTTCCAGGAATCGGTTCCTTAACATATGCCCCCGCATACTTTTCGTTCTTGGACGATCGGTTCTTTGGTGGAATGACGATATCTCGTTTCTTAAGATAATTGTAGATAATGTTGTCCCACATCCGCACCTGATAGAACACATCACCATAATTCACTTTGGCATCATAGGCCATAGTGAGGGCGAGTTCAATCAGTTTCATCTTGTCTTCCAAACGGTCAACAAGTTCCACGTCAACGATGTTGTACTCAATAAACTTTTGCCAACCTTGAGTGTAGAAGTCTTTAAAAGTATCAAACTCAGAGTGGTCTAGTTTCTTTTGTCCTAGTTCCACCTCAGCTATGTAGTCCAAACGATAGGATTCTTGTGCTTTATATGTGAATTTTTTATACAGATCAAGATAGTCGAGTTGAGTCACTCCACCCACATCGCAGGTGATTTGATTTCTTCCCTTGATCACGATTTCATTCTCAGTCACAAGACCCCAAGGAGACATTCGTTTCATCAACTTCTCTCCAAGCACCCGATTGAGGCGGCGGCAGATGTAAGGAATATCATACATCTGAATATTCCATCCAGTAATCACATCGGGAACATCCACCATCCAATAGTTAATGAAGTGATTGAGCAACTCATACTCACTTGGGCAGTGGTGATAGGTTACATTCTTCTGTTTATTGTTGAATGGTTTTACACCCCAAGTAGTAATTTCTTTGGTTGTATAGTTCTGGATAGTAATAGCCAGAATCTCTTCAGAGGCAGATTCTACATCAGGGAATCCTTGCTCTGAAGAGACCTCAATATCCAAAGTGATAAGTTTGATCTGACTGATATCAAACTTGATCTCATCTTCTGGATACTTTTCTGAGATATATTGATAGATGTATCTATCATTTCCATAGATCTCAAACCCATCAACTTCATCATACTTTTTATAGAACTCACGGCAATCCCGAACGGTGCCAGGATGCACTTCTTCTACAGGATCTCCACTTAATGTCCGATACTTAGAGTCACGCTTTGATTTTACAAATAGCGTAGGAAAAAACTCATCCCTATGCTCATACCTCTTTCCATTATCAACACCACGAACCAGAAACTGATTCCCAATCAATTGGACATTAGTGTAAAATTTCATTCCTTAATCAAGTCCTCGTATTTTTCAAGCAAAGTTGGAGTGGGATCAGCAAGTGTGAGAATCTTGTCCGAACTTATCATAAATGTATCTTGCTTTGTCAATTTCAAAAGCCAAGGTTCTAAAGTCAGTGATGATTGGTTTACAATGTAAGGATTAACGAGTTTACAATCAGGTTCACCAACATCAGCACCTACTTCTTCAATCTGACTGATCAGAACTTGATTGTTCATCAGTGCTAGAAGTTTGATCATCTTCTTTTCCATATTCAAGAATGTCCTCTAAGTAAAGTTTAGTAAGTTTATCAATTGGGTCAACCATTGTAACAACCCAATCAAATGAAAGTGGTACTACAGGTTCTTTGGCAAGAGGAACCCATGGATAGAAGCGAACTTGAAATGCGTTTTTCTTTTTCTCTTCTGTCGTTTCTTCATCTTCAATTTTTGAATAGTTGCTCATCTTAACAACACATGGTTTGTTAAGAAAGTATCCAACAACCTTTTCATCCACAACCATTTCCTGAACGTCAGCAACAACGTCTTCTCCAGATTTCAGCACCAAAAGTTTGATTGTCATAGTAAGTATCTACCTCAGATTATTCTATCATTAAAAAAGGGGGGTGTCTACTGGATTTGGCCAGTCCCCCCCGTGGCATAAGCGCCGACGATATTCAAATATATTTAGAACCAATCTTTGCGTTTATGGTGGTCTGGAACGATTCTACCTAGAGTAACTGTCAGAAGCCCATCCTCAAAATCAACTGATCGAACTTCCGTGTCGTCAGAGAGCGTCCATGCTCGTGTAAATGACCGTTGAGCCAGACCCTTGTGGAGATAGTTGGTATCCGTTTCTTTATCTTCTTTCTGACCTTCGATAAAGAGTTTACCATCTTGTGTGTAGACATAAACTTCTTTCTTTTTAAATCCAGCGAGTGCTAGTTCTAGTTTTGATTCTACATTATTTACCTGAACTAGATTATAAGGCGGATAATTTGATGTAGTTTCGTGAAGATGGAATAAACGATCAAAATACTCATCCATCCCAATGCTATTGCGAGTGATCTTTTCCATTAGGGTAGGAAGATCCGCAGCAGTATACCTTGTGAGGTTAGTCATTATGGTAGCTCCTTTGTAAGCGAGTTTGTGTTGTGTGGACCCTTTCGGCATCCACTACTAATTATACAAGATACGAAAAAAAGAGGTAGGGTAAATCCCGTACCTCTTTATAGGGTGTTCCGACTTGTAGAGTGCCGCACGAATGGCACACTACTATTTATTCTGCTTCTTGAGTTTTTCCCTTCTTACCGATGTTGTACTTCTGTTCCAACACCCAGTCAGACTTATCCTTATACGCAAGAACCTTAATTTGATTTAGAGGAGCAATATCAACAACCAATTCCTGATTGACAACACTAATTAATCCCCAATCAGCCAGAAGCCTTACAATACGATTTCTGCGCTGAACATCATTTAAAGTAAGATTTGCATGTTTGCCATCAAGGGCAAACAGTTCCTTAAAGTGAACAATATAATATCTTCCCTGCTTGTGCAAGATATGGCACGATTGATAGAGTTTCTTTTCTTTCCTTGATGCTACTCCAATACGTGTCAGAGTTTCACGGACTTTTAGGAAGTCATCAGGTTCATTAAGAAGCACCTCCACCATCTGGTTCTGAGACCATTCAACCGTAGGTTCTACCGTAGTAGTCATTTTGTTCCTCCAACGTCAAGTCGTTTTTTAATAAAGTTGATTTGTTCTTGTGTAAGAATTTTCAGAGCTTGAGATGCCTTCTCGTTACTATAACCATAGTATTGTTTGACACATTCTAAATCCTGGACTTTATCCTTTCGGAGCCAAGGAGAGAATCTCTTCTTTTTCCTGAGACTATTTAGATAAAATGAATATTGCATATCCTTGTCTAAGAAATGATACCTATTCATTTCATTGGTAAAAAGAATACAATCAAGGTGTCCAGAGAGACATCGATTGATGATATAAGGAGGATATTCCTTTGAATGTTCACTTAAATCTTCTTTTGTGAAGTTAATTGAGTTGAGCCAGTCTTTGAGTTCCATTATCTAATAATCTGAATGTCATCATCTTCCGTCCAGAGTTCAACCTTAGTTCTGAACCTATCTTCTTGCTTTAGTTTCTCATATCTCTTAGTTGCTTTCTTCTTCCACCAAGAAATAATATTCTCCAGGTAAAACTTGTCCCAGTTAGGACCACGAAGAAGTTCATCCTGCTCACCAAGAATTACTTCACGGACATTTGAATAACCATATTCTGAGATATAAGACCTCTTCTTTTGGGTGAGTCCGAATGCCATGGTTATAACATCATTAAACTCCTTTAGTTTGTCTCGATCGTGAAGAGAATTCTTAATGATAGAAATCATCTTATTCTGCCTCTTCATCTTCTTGGAAGATGCCTTACTGTCAGTCAAAGGCGTATTATTATTCAACAGAGTAAAACGGTCATGAAGTCTATGAAAGACCTCATCGTGGAGAAGAGGGAGGAACTTACTTTCAGTCAAACCCTTGTATCGCATGAAGGGTTTGAGGCCATCGTATTGTGAGGCATCGGTAGTAGACCCGTAGAGAGATGTTGTCTCAAAGAGAGCAATGTCCTTCTCAAATACTTGATTGAGTGTCTCACGGGCATAGTGGGAGCAGCACAGGAGTGCCAATAGTTTACCGCCAAGATAGTTGTATCCAAAAGGTTGAGATGGCACAATCACAAATCCCATCGCAGCATGGCGATTGAATACAGATAGATTAGGTGCCTTACCTAACCACAGATTTCTAGGCTTTGAATTAATAGTAGGAGAACCAAAGCGAATGAATCCAAGACACCGTTGAGTATTCTTTTCAAAGATCATCCAACGAAGTTCTCTGCCAGGAATATTGCTTTCGTTGTTATGTGAAGAAACTGCCCTCAACAGATTGCCATAGTGTTCTTGTGGTACTGCCTGTTGAAAGCGAGCACCAACAAACTTGATATCAAACTCCATCTCGTTAGGATGAATATCTTCATTGAAGAACTCATCCTGAAGTGGAGTAAGTTGACTTGTCTGAGAGATGACTTCTTTTTTCACATAACGAAGGTAATCCTCAATAGAGGAAAAGTTTTTGAAGTAATCAATAAATTCATTTGCTGCCCATACAGCATCATCCTCAGATACAATCATCATAAAATAAGTTTCTTACTTGGAGTTTCAATTGGGGAAAAGATCTTCTTATAATTGTCTACGATCTCTTCTCTTGTGTCAATCAGATAAACAATATACTGCTTATCAACTTTAATACTCTCATCTTCTTTTGAGAGAACTGACCAAGGTGCAAATCCAATCTGGCCTTGAGCACTAGGAACTGCTACAAGAGGATTTTGAACTACAACATAGTCATTGGTTTCTTCAACCAGAGTGAAGATTACTTCTTCACCAGTGTTCATTCGTAATACCTTAATGTCCATAATCAATAAAATTTAGATTCATTTTCGAGTGTTGAGTGGAGAAGAACTCCATCAACTTTATTAAGTAGTTCCTGCATACCACTATGTAGTAGACGATATCCAGTTCCAACATATAACTGACCAAACACAACTGCGACTGTAGCAGTTCCCCAGAAATAATAGTAGAACCTAGACTTGACTTGGGCCTTTAGTTTCCTTTTTTTCATTATAAGTAATAATAATTTGTTTTGATGCGATTCCTTGGGAGTTTAAGGTTTCTTTGTACTCAACTCTACCGCCAAGAAGTTGGACTGCATCGCGGAGATTGTTTGAGGCAACGATTTGATCTGCTTGTTCTTGAGTAATCCTATACATTAGTAAGTTTGTCAATGTACTGATAAATCAAACTCCACCCAAATTCATAGGTGTCACCATTCTCATCTTGAAGAAAGAATGGAATGTTTGGATGGAAGTATTTAGCCCGATAATAATGGTTGATTACATTATAGTCATCATCCACACACCGTTCGTGTTCTAGTTGTTCTTCCGTCATTTGAATTCACACTCCACCATAAGTTCAGTCAGGCAAGCAAGCATGTTTATTTCTTGATCTGCCACAAATGCCATTTGATACTGATACTTAGCAAGAGTAAGAACAGCAGCAGGAATACTATTCGGAACCATGGAATCATAACAAGCATCGTAAATACGACGCAGAAGTACAGAAGTATCATTGTCCAAATTATTGACGACCCACTTACGTACCTCAGGAAAGTCTTTTTCCTTAAGTTTCTTAACCAAGTCATTGACCTTGACATCAGAGAATGTAGCGAGGATACCTGCATCAATTTTACCTCCAGCAGAATATCGTTGACACTCATTTAAAACACGACGCCAATCTGGAAAGTGCTTATTAATAAGCTCTACCAGGACCTTGTTATCATATTCAACACCTTCTGTATCCAAGATTTGTTGGATGCGTTGAAAGAAGGATGCCGCAAGTTTTGGTTTGCTCTTAGAGTTACTGGAGAAATCGATACAGGCACATCGGGAGTGGAGTGGCTCAATGATTTTGTTTTTGAAGTTGCAGGTGAAGATGAACCTGCAGTTGCCACTAAACTCCTCAGTAAACGCCCGTAGGAGGAGTTGTACATCATTGGTTGTGTTATCTGCCTCATCAATGATGATGACTTTGTGTTTAGCAGTTGACGCAAGCGAGACGGTCGAAGCGAAGTTCTTCGCAGTGTTTCGGACAGTATCCAAGAATCGACCTTCGTCGGATCCGTTGATGACATAAACATCTACTCCAAGTTCATTACAAAGTGCTTTTGCGACAGTGGTTTTACCACATCCAGCGGGCCCAGCCAGAAGTAAATTAGGTACTTCACCTTTATGTAGGAAGTCTTGAAAAGTCTTCTTGATATTCTCTGGGAGAATACAATCTTCAATAGTTTTGGGTCGATACTTCTCAACCCAAAGAAATTCGTCGCGCATGATAAAAAAATAAAATCAGTAGGTCTTCTTGATTGCCAAGAGAGTCTCAAGGGGAATCCAAGCAGGAGTCTCATCAGCAAACTGCACTTGAACTTCAGTAATCACTCGTTCAAGATGTTTACTATACATTTGCCTGGTATTCAATACAGGACTTAGAGGATTTTCTACACCCATTCTGGTTTACGCTCAGGAATACGAAGGTAATTATCGCACACCCACGGTTTAGATGCAATATACATCTTGTAAGCCGTGAAGGTATCAATACTGGTATCAAGTTTATATTCATCAGGCATTGCCCTTGCAAAGGGTGTTACCTCATCAAGATTTCCCTCTGGAAACAACCTGAGTGCTTCTACAAGGGTCTTGTAGCAAGAATGTACCTTATCATACCTGAGAGTGTACTCATGGCACATATGAAGACCGTGCTTGATTAACCAGTAAGAATTATGAATGCTCTCCGCAGCCCACTTAGTGCAAGGATGATTGCGGAATGCACCTTTTTCAGTTTTGTATGGTTGACCATCAAGGCGATGGAGTTCACCATATCCATGTCCCCATTTATCTGATGCAACGATGGATAGCATCTGACAGCACTCAAGAGGCATCTTGACAATATGCTTGTCGGGCAATACTTGAGCAGACTCCTTAGGAGATAAACAAGTTGCGAAGATGTTCATGATAAAAGTTTGCTAATGCTGATAGCAAGAAGGAATGATAACATTATAACCACATCCCAAGACTTTGTGCGGACAAAGTAAGGGATTGAAATAAAGTCGGCAATGAAGTTGATGATAACTCCTGCCAGCACATTTACATGGAGAATAATGAAGTAGGCAACAATGACTCCAATGCTGCCTATGATTCTGAGG